TACATTAGAATTAAGTTAAATATAATCAACTTATTTTTCTTTTGTAGTTTCTTGGTAATTTTTCTTTTTCAAGTTTTTGTATATCAATACCGCATTTAAGATAATTGATGTTGAAATAGATAATATGGTTAATGCTGTAATTGGGTTCATTAAAGTTATTCCTACAGCCACTGGTGTTACTATATTTGCTGTAGCAATTTCCATTGTATCTTTATCTATCATACTATTAAATATATCACTTTCTTAACCATAATTTTTCAACAGGTAAAGATTTCCTTAGATGTTCTATATTAGTACTAATATTATTTTCTATTTTATTATTTTGTAAATTATTACTTTGTAAGTTAGTACTTTGTATAGGTACTGGTTCTCGGTAATCCTGAATTTCAGTATCTCCGAGATTCAGTTGTCCCGATTCATCTAAAACAGGTTCTTCATACACCACATGGTTATATCCAATGATAAGATTAGTATTTGTATCAATTACCTTTACTGAAACAATATAACCATAGGTTCTTAAACTATTCCATATTTTATAAAACTTATCTCTTCCAATGTTTATTTGTCTCCAAATATTTGTCTTGTAAAAACTCCAATCTTCTGGTAATGATAGTAAATAAATTAACACACCTCTTTCTTCAATGGTTAAAGTTTTACTTTGAATAATTTCATTACTGATTGGAGTGTACCTACTCTTACCAGTTTTTTTGCTTCTAACTACTTGTCCTGTATTTTTCATACATATAAATATAATTCATTTCCAATAAAAAAACAAATTATTTGATTATTCAAGTGTTTTTTCTTATTTTTGTAGATATTTATAGATATGGGTAAAGAACAAATCAATTCCAATCTGCGTAGACGCATGATGACTGAAGATGGTTGGATATATTTCTGCCGTAATTGTGGAACATATCTACCAGAAACTAATTTCTATAAATCAAAGACAGGTCCATTTAAGATTTCAACACAATGTAAATTACATTATTCCAAGAAAGATAAAAATGAATCAGATGATATTGAGATGGAATATCTAAAGTTGGACCCCATACAAGATGAGGACTTTCAGGGGGTCCAAAGGTTATTAGAAACACTTGGATATGAATTTGGAGTAGATATACCACCCGTTCATATTCAATTCAATACAAGACATAATATAAAATAATATGGGAGCAATAAAATTATCAGTTGAAAAAATAAGAAACATCCGTAAGTTGTTAGCAACAGGGAATTACACACACTTATCATTATCCAAGAGATATAAAGTCAGTCGTGGACACATAACCAAGATTGCCAACAAAATGAGATGGGACGAAAAGAATTATCCACAATTAAGAGATGGCGTACCACAAGAGAACAAAAGTAATATACATTGATGATGAAGAATATGTTTGGTGTTCCAAAGAACAGGATTATGTAATCCACACCGAGTTTGACTTTAACAAAAAAGGTGACTATAAATTGTTCTGTGAAAAGTGTGCTGAAATTGTTTATGATGAAAGGGTAATCAATTATTCACAGGGAGCACAAGATAGAAATGATTATGTTGAAGAACAATCAAAGATTATGTTACAAAACATTGGATATGATTACAATAGTGAGTTGAGTATACACGAACAATTCTTAATTAAACACAAATTGATATGAAAACAAATACAATTATAGGTGGTGTAATTTACTCCACAGAACAGGTAGAAATCAAAGTTATTGATGGAGCGAAGGTTACACTTATCCATTGTGTAGAAACTCAATTAGACAAACATTGTGAATGTTCTGGTGATATGTTTGATTACAAGTTGGACTATGATATATTCAAGGACTACCACAATTCTTTTATAAAAAATACAAAATAATTTGGTTTACTAAAAACTTTTTATTATATTTTAACTATGGGACAAACAAAAAAATTATACGAACAGATGACTATGGATGAACTCCTAACTCATTTTTTTAACCACAATGATGGTGATGAAGATTACCAATATGAGTTGTATAAAGAAAGACAACTTGAAATGGAAAAAGAAGCATACGAACAACATTTATCAGACAAATACTAATATGGCACAATCACAATCAAGACAAATCGCAACACAATCATCACTCAAGTTTGTAAACGACTGGGCAATCTCCTGTAATCAATGTCTAACCCTCAAAGAGGTTATTTCTATAACCAATGTAGTTGTTGACTATGTTGAAAATGGATACTCAAAAGAAATAGGTGAAAGGTTAAGTATGATTGATACTTACCTTAAAGACGAAAAGTAATATTTATTGGTATGAAAAATGAAAAGATTGAATTCTTCACAAAGAAATTAAACTCTTTAAGAATTAAACAGGCAACATTTACATCATCAGGTTATAAGACACCAGACTATCTTGAGAAAGATATTAGATTGACTGAAATTGCTTTGAAACAATTAAACAAGAAATAAGTGAAACAATATTTGAATACCCCCTACTTTGTTAGTGAGAGTGGGGGTATATTCCGTGATGGAAAAGAGAAAAATACCACTATGTCTAATAAGGGGTATAAGATGGCTTCAATGTATTTTAATTCCAAATCAAATAAATTAAGTATACACAGATTAGTTGCTATTCTATATGTACCAAATCCAAATAATTTACCACAAGTAAATCACATTGATGGTAATAAGTTGAATAATCATTATACTAATTTGGAGTGGGTTACAAACAAACAAAATAGAATTCATGCAATTGAAAATGGATTACACGCAAAAGGTACTGATATACCAAATAGTAAATTGACTGAAGAAGATGTTTTATGGATTAGACAAAACTATATAAAATCACATCGTAAGTTTGGTGGTAATGCGTTAGCATTAAAGTTTAATGTATCAGGTTCCTGTATATTACAAGTTGTTACAAATAAACACTGGAAACACCTTTAATTAGAATCTATTTGGTGAATTAGATGAATTTCCATACCAAGTGGGCAGTCCGCTGTTCGCGCAAAGTGGTCCCATGAAATTAAAATTACCACCCCATGCTCTACTGTAAGAATAACCACCACCAGGTAAAGTCATTGCTGACTTAAATGGAGCATCAGTTTCAGGACTTAATTGTCCATCATTTAAGTTACCGCTGAAATACTGCGGGTACCATCCGGACCTGAACAACAAATGTCTTCTTAATAGATTGTCTTGAAACTCCGCTTGGTTTTTTGCGTTGTTCTTAAGGTATTGTAATGTTTTCAAATCTACGGCAGACCCCTGTTCATTTCTATTTTGAACAAGTCCAACATTCATAAACTTAACCCAAAAATTGTCCAAACAGATGGTGTAAGCATAAGCGATAAGAGTTGGTTGAATAAAATTATCCATCAACTCCTTATATCTAATCAATGAAATATCCGTATTGATTGTATTATCATCAATGATTTTTAACAAATACTCATATAGATTCGTACCCAACGATTCTTGAATTTGTATTGTTTGAGCCATATAAATCCCGAATCTCAACTCACTTGAATCAACATTGTCGGTGATAGGTGTATTATCTTTCAGCTTTTGCTCTGATATAAAAAGTACATTGTAAGACATTAGATGATGTTGTTTTGTGTTATAGTTAAGTCAATTTCTTGACCTGGATAAATCAATTCCAAAATAGGTTTTAACTCTCTATTCAAGAATTTCTGTAATGGATAAATACTTGTTGATAAGAACAATTTGAAACCTGTTTCCAACTGTTCTGCTGATGAACTGAAACCAGTTCTTTGTGGTAAACCGATAATAGAAGCATCAGGGATATTATGACCACATAAGATTTGGTGTTGTACCAACTCAAATATTGAGGAGAAATAACCATCTTCAACATTTGTCTGTATCTGTGTAATATCAGGTTTTTGTCCTTCTTCACCATAAGATATGATTACTCTGTTTGCCGCTTCGGCTCCCATGTATCTATCTTCAATTTTTCTTAAGATATTATTCTGTTCGTATTCTGAATCAGGTGGTGGTTGATTAAAGTGAACCCACATACCCATAGAACAACCGTTAATGATGTTTGCTAAATTATACACAGTAATCTCGTGGTTTAACTTAATATCGTTGATACAAGCAAGATATGATGGAACACCATAAAACTCACTTTGAGGTCCATAAGAACGAATATGAATTACCTGTCTATTGGTAAAGTTTGTTGGGTCAAATTCACTAAATTCAATAATTGTTGAACCTTTTCTCCAATTAGCCCAATCCCTTGAATAAAGATATTTTGTTGATGGTTCACCTGGATGTTCAGGTTTATGAACCCTCATATACTTTGATGGAATAACATGGAAACCAGCAAGTCCTTCTTTTCTATCTTTTCTCCAAACAACCTCCAAGAACAAATTACCTGTTACAATCAACTCAAAGAACATTTGCTTGGCAACATCATTGATGTATTGTTTTGAGTTAATCTTATAGTCATTGATGTATCCTGAACCAACAGAATTATCAACACGGGCTCTTACAGCAGAGTTGTGGATTGGTGATGCGTCCAATAACATATACAACTCATTTGGAAATAAGTTGTCCACACCCCAAGATACAAAAGGTTGTCCCTTTGTAATAACCTCTTGAAATGATGTTATGGTGTTTACACCAAAGTTTAGTTTTTCAATATTTATCATCCTTCGTATATTTTATAAATATCACTTGTTCCAGAGTAAGTGATAGGTTGTGTTGATGCTGAATAGTTCACTTGAGCAATGGTCTCATAAACTACATCATAGGCAAGATTGGGGTTTGTATTTCCTGATAAGGATGTAGATTGTTCCCATACCTTAACATAATACTCACCCTCAATTAAGTGAACATTTGTTTGTCCTGTTGTTGTTGCCCCAGTCAAAAATGCTTCAGGTTGACTGGGGTCTATTGTAATACTAAATAAGTCGTATCCAGGAGCATATCCCACACTTGGTGGTATTCTGTATGGTACGAGCCTCCAAACCTCTTGAGAGAGTTTGTGTTTGAAACTGAACAAATAACAAACAGAACCAGTCAAGTTTTTATTCCTTGAACAAGTTGCGTTTGCGTTGTTATATCCTTCCTGTAGTATTATCATTTCTTATGGTGTAAATATATTTCTTGCGAATGCGACTTGTAATGTATTCGCTCTTTGTGCGAAACTATCAATTTCTGTTGGTGATAAATAAGTTGATGCGTAATTTAATAAAGCATTTCCACCTATAGTGTAATCATTTAATCCATTTATTCTAAATAAGTTTATATCATAAGGTGTTGCTGATGGTGTAAATGTTGATGTTGCTAATGCTGATTTTGTTAAACCAGATGAAATTGATGTTCCATTAAATAATCCCGCAACATACCACGCCGTAGAACCCGAACGGCTTACACTATTCCAAACACCAGTTTTTCCGCCAGCAGGTAATGATAAAGTTTCACTTGCTCCATAGAAATTAGTAATTCCAATTGCTTGTATCCAATCTATACCAATTATCATATAATCACTTGGAGATGTTCCTATACCTTGATATTGATAAGATGTTATTGGAGCGTTTCTATTACTCATCATAACACCAAAACTAAAGTCAGTTTGAGTTGTAGATGGTGATGCTAATGAAACTTCAAATCCACTTTCAGCATAGTTTGCGTTGTTTTGTGTTGTAGTTGAACCAGAAACGGAGTGTGTCCAAGTGCCTTGGAAAGATAAATTATATGTTCCAGGTGTTTTAGCATTAATTCCATTTGACCCAGCAGTTCCACCAAAGAATAAATGTAAGTAATAAAACTTATTATATATTCCATCAGTTTTTAATCCAACATAGAAAGTGTTAATTGCTGTTTGTTGTGGTGCCGTTAATGTTCCACCAGCAGCAATAACTGCGTTAATATATGTTGTGGCATCAGGGTCAAATGATGGACCAGGACTAACACTTGGAGTAGGCGTCTGTGTAGGTGTTAAAGTTGGTGTTGTGCTTGATGTAGGAGTAGGTGTTGGAGTAGGACTACCTGTATTTGTAGGAGTGATAGTTGGGGTTACACTTGGAGTATTGGTGTTCGTAGGAGTAACCGTAGGGGTTGTAGTAGTTGTTGGAGTATTTGTGTTGGTTGGTGTAATACTCGGTGTAGGCGTAAGTGTTGATGTAGGTGTTACACTTGGAGTAATAGTTACCGTTGGAGTTATTGTTGGTGTGATACTCGGAGTAGGCGTAGGAGTAGGCGTAATTGATGTTGGAGATGGTGTTGGAGATGGTAATGGACCATCAGGGATATAGAATTGAACTATATCATCTATGGCTCTTTGTTCACCAAGATAATCACTAAACTTTTTTCTATAAAATATTCTACTCATCTTTTATTATATCACCCAAGTTTTTAATCAATTCATCAATATTAACATTACAATCTGTTTGTATCTTGTAGTGTTTTTCTCTTTCAATTTTATCTTTATGGAATATTACCTTTATTATTAAATCACAAGTGTCTAATTCCAATTCAACACTCTTAACATAATATTCATCAAAGGCTATATCCCCAATTCTATACATATTAGGTTGTTCCTGAAATAGGTGGTAATGGAGCACACCAATCAATCAATGGTAATGATTTTATCCATTCATTTTCAGGATAAATTGATGATTCAATCTCTTGTGATGAAATAATCCAATTATTATTACAATCTAATACAGGATTAAAATACCAATCAGGTTGGACTAATTCCCCAACCAAACTATTTTTTTCATTTTCTGTTAGTAATACTACTTTCATTTTAATATGTGTTTCTACCTATGGTTGTAGCCCAAGTGTTTATTATTGTTGATAAAGTTGTTATTTCACTTGGAGTTAATCCACCTCCAATAGACGCAAAACTACATCTTCTACTTGAATATGCTAATGGATTACCATTATCATTTGTTGCTCCAATAAAAAAGTCAAATGGTATTGTTCCATTTGTTGTGGTTGTTCCACTTTGGTCTAATGAACCATTTTTATACATATATGACTTTGTATCAGTTTCCCTTGATGATACAAAATATCCTGTTGCTCCTGTATTTGCTGTTGTATCATTACCAAGTCCTGTAGAGTTGTTATTATATGACCTGAAATTACCACCAAAAGCAGTTAAACAAATTTGTAATTCACTATAAGTTCCAGAACCACCAGACCCACTTCTACAACCCATATCTTGTATGTTTCCTGTTTGTTGGGTTGATGAATAGAAAGAGATGTGTTGTGAATATCTATTTAAGGTATTTCCTGTTAAATATGTTTTAGCATATCCATTAGAACCATTTGGAGTTGCTCCACTTGCATTAAAAGTCCAACCACCATTAAAGGTTAGTCGGTATGCTCCGTCAGTATCAACAGGGTTTAATGCGTTAAATTTAGCACTTGCTGATACACCACCTAACATTGGATACATAGCAGTCATTTTACTATACAATCCGTTTGATACTAATTCTGTAAATAATGTTCTTGTTGCTGCGGATACTGTTGAAGTAATACCTGTTCCACCCGCAGAAACAACTGCTGATAAGTAAGTATTCGCTTCAGTAGTTCCACTTGCAGGTGGTGTTGATGTTGGTGTTGGCGTTAAAGTCGTTGTTGGCGTCGGTGTTGATGTTGGTGTTGGCGTTAAAGTCGTTGTTGGCGTCGGTGTTGAACTTGGTAATACCTCACCATTTTTACTACCAATTTCATTTAACCATAGAGCACCTGTAGTAAAAGTTGGATATGTTGAAATGTTCCAATTTATACCATCATAAGAATATCCAATATGTTTATCAGTTCCAGGAAAAGAACCTAATGCTTGGAACATAGTGCCGTCCCATTTCAAGTCAAAATTATATCTAAAAGCACTTAAAGCCGTGATTGCCGACCAATTATATCCATCATAAGAATATCCATAGGCATTATTTCCAGCACCAGTAGTTATACCAGCCACATAAACATTTCCGTTAAATTGTAATCCAGCACCATTTCCAAATGTAGTACCACTTGTGAATATACTACCTGCGTTTGTTGATGGAGACCAAGTTATACCATTATCTTCACTAATTACAATTCTAGTATTTAGATTTAATGATGTTGTAAGTTGTGAAATTGCCAGTAATTTACCATTTCTATTACTAACAATATTGGTAAGTCCTGTTTGTGTTAAAGCGGTTATACCAGTTATACCACTCCAATTAAAACCATCTGTAGATTTAAGTAAATTATATGGTTGTAGTGTATTATATAACAACCAATAATTACCACCATCATAATATAATTTTTGTATTGCTCCTAGTGAATTAAAACCACTTAAAGTTTGAGCGCTCCAACTTAAACCATCATAAGAATATGCCAATTTGTTAGTCATATTATTACCAGAACCACCAGCCAAATATAAATTACCACCTTTAATTAGAGAGTATATGCTACCATTATTACTACCACTAAATACATTTGTTTCAATATTAGTATTGGCGGTCCAATTATCATATCCCGTTGTTGATGTTTTTAACATTACATAGTCAGTTGTTGAACCACTACGACCAGCAATATACCATCTTCCGTCTTCTTTTATTACACTATAATTACCTATACCAGGATTATTTGGCATTAAAGTCCAATTTGTATTATCAGTTGAATAAATTAAACTACTTGAATTATTACCAGCGACCCATAATACTTCTTGTGGTGAAGGTGATGGAGTTATTGTTGGGGTAATTGAAGGTGTCGGCGTTGGTGTTGGTTGTGGTGATGTATCAGGTGCTTTATACACATTCATTACAGCACCCCACACCTGTCTTGGCTGTTTTGACCCTTTTGGGTACATCATATCGTTGATGTTCGGTTGTCTTCTATACGGATTTGGTGGCATATTACAATAAATATATCAGGCTTTAAGACAAAAGGGGAGTTTTTACCTCCCCTAATATCTTATGTTTTTTTATGATTGGAAAGTGAAACCACCAGTAGTAAATACTGCTGCGATAGTTGTTGTAACATCAACCTCACGGATAGATGTTGGTTCACCACCTGTCATAGTAAGAGCAGTTGCTCCGTTCAAGTCGGTGTATGCCTGACCTGTATTCAATGAACCAGCAGTAATTAAACCGCCATTATCCAAGAATACCAACCAGTATCTGTTGTTATTATCTTCAATCAAAGCGTAGATTTCATTTTGTGATACCAAATCTACAAAGGTATCTCTTAAGGTTGTATTCAACTTTGGAAGGTTAACTACAATTTCAGGTTGGAAAGTAACAGATTGAGATGTAGTGTTTACACCCAAAGTTTCACTCAAACTGCCCGATTGCTTGGGCAACTCAAATTTGAACCAAGTGCCTTGACCACCGATTGCTGTAACCTGTGAATTTGTAACAGTATATCCAGTGATTGTATTACCTGAACCACCTAAAACCCACATGGTTTTGATGCCCCCTGTACTTGATGTTCTACACATTTGTTATCGGTGTGGTTCTTTATCCTCACCTTCACCACATTTATTTTAGATTATTCGTGGTGTTCAGACTATATCATCATCATTTCTGATGTTGGGCGCTCGTGTCGGGTTTATTGTTTGAGATACTCACCCGTTAGTCGTTGAACCTTCCCCCTACTTTAATTCTCTTGGGGGGCTTGGCTGCTGATTGTCTGTCTCCAGATTTTCCAGCAATTCACCCAATTTTAATTGGACTATAGAAAAGTCAATCCAATGTATAACCTGTGCTAATATAACATGATGCCATAATTTTCTATTTTATTATTTTTTATTTTATTTTATTTGGTTATATCCTCCAATATCATTAACTTTGTATTGGAGGATATTAACCACAAGATTATTTACACAAGCAGAAAGACGCTACATCAAAGATACCTAAACCATATGTAACATGTGCATTGATTTTCACAATATCTTCAAACATATCATAGATTGCTTTGATTGTTTGCATCTCTGCATTCATGCCGACCATGTAGTAAGAAGCAGGACCTGCGTAGTATGCGTTAACACCATCCAAACCTACAGTTGGAACAACTTTTACATTAGAACCTGGTAACATGAGCGCCCAATCTTCACCACTTGTAGAACCAGCAGTGTCCATTGTAAAGAGATTCACGAAACTGTTGTTCCTCATACTCGCCACCAAACCTCTGTAGTTACTGTATGATGTGAAAATCACCAAGTCATCCATGTGTAATACATTTGATGGGATGTTTTGGTAGATAGTTGTGAATACATCCAAACCATTAGAAGGAGTAGCCGCAGAGTAAGCGATTTGAGTTGCACCATTACCTGATGTAATCAACTGACCAACACCAGCAAAACATGCAGAACCATAAGTTCCACCAGTAGTAGTAGTGTTCTGCCAAAGTTGTTTTTCAACTTGGTTAGCAATTCTGTTTGAAATATCCGTCAAGATAACCTCCTCAAATGGTACTGTCTCTTGAAAGTTAGCATTTGATAATGACTGACTCAAATAAGTATCATATAGCGAATATGGACAAAGTGTCTGATTCAATTTCTTATTACATAAATCAACAGTAACCAAAGATTGTGTAGTTGTACCACTTGGGTCAAATCCACAACTCAAATCCTGTAAATAAATGTCGTTTGTTACAAAGCCTACTTTTTCAGTAGTACCTTTCAAATTTGCGCGTATGCTCGCATATTTAGGCAGTGTAAGCCCTAAAATCGCCTTAATCAACATATCCGAGCCATAAGAATTGTAGACGGGTAAATTTGAAAGGTCATACGAAAATGATAATTTTTTCTTGTTTTCCATTGTTTTACTTTATTTTTTTAATTGATTTTTGATAAGGTTTAATCTGTAATCAGCAAATGATTCAGTATAGGTCTTTTTTTCCTCTACTGACTTTCTTTCTGGTAATTTCTTAAATGTATCAAAATCGGTTTTTAATGAGTTTAACTCTGTCTTGAATTTTCCGTTCATAGAACCAACCAACTCAAGGAGGTTGT